GAAGTTTGTAATCCGGCATGTGCTGGAAGATTTACGCAAGGGTGGGAGGTGAGAAAGATGTATATGCCAGATGTTCAGATGCAGACAAGTATTCTTACCGGAGAAAAAATCAGCAAATCTATCGAATATATAATCAATAAATTTGCTGAAGAAAAATTAAATTGTGCCGAAGCGAGACAGGTGCTAAAAATGGCTGAGGAAGTACTGGATGAATGCTGTGATGTACAGAAGATTTCTTAGAGATTTTTCTGTAACATTTCTTGCAATGTGTACGAAATGGAATGCAATTCATTTCCTTTTGTACAATTTTTCCCAGTCAACAACGCAACACCTGATTTTATATCTATGATCATGGTCTCTGAATACGTTTTCGTAGAGGATTTGTATTCGATGTCAAAAGTTATAGGACGATTGATTTTTTGATAATCGAGTCTGCAAATTCGAGATTGACCAGGCGCTATCGATGTATTTACAAACTCAGTTATGAAATTACGATCAGTATCAAATTCATAGCAATCAGTGAAATCAAAGTCAGTTTCAAATTTTGTGATCGTTGCTAATGAGCTTCCAAAATTCTTTACAACTAGGTAGAACGATGGAGCCCCAGGATTTATAGATTGACCGTAAATGCCGATAACTGGTCTGGAAGATTCCTCAATCATTTTTGAATTTTGGCGCATTGTGAATAATGAAATTATGATTGCAATTATGCTAACGGCAAGAGAGGAAATTATTCCCCAAAATTGAAGCCAATCACTAGGTGTTAATGCATTAAAAAAATCTTTCAAATTATTGTCTCCTTTCTTTATTACTCAGCTCTGGCGGGAGCCTGTGTATCGATTATAGGAGAAAGAAACGAAAAAAGCAATTGTGAAGCGTAACCAGACAACTCACAAGTACATATCTTCTAAGAGAGGAAGGTGAGAGCATGACATATTCAAAGGTAGAGACATTTAACATTGATGGATGCAAAGTCAGAGTGCATTTCCCAGATCTTCCAGAAGAGGAGAGAGCGAAGCGCAAGAATGCACTGATGAAGGCGGCGGAACGCTTTCTGAAGCATGCAGAGCGTGTGAAGAAAGAGAAAGCTGAGCAGGAGAATATGCCAGAAGCAAAGGAAGGATAAAACCATGAACAAACTTAAAATTGCCGGAATCATCATATCAATAGTGGCAGCAGTAGCATTTGTGTTTCTGTATTTCCGGAAGCCACACACACTTGTTGGTGCAATCTTGGCACTGATCGCAGGAGCAGTTGTTGCTTTTGGAATGATGATGGTGGCGGCAAGCGAAGAATTGAATCTGGAGGATACCAAAGATGAAAAATAAGATTGCATTTGTAATGACTGCTTGCGGAATACTGACGTTTTTGGTCGGTGCAGCAGGAGTTGAAGCAAAAGGACAAGCAGGTTATGTGGCTTTAGGGATTGCAGCGGTTGGCCTGGCAATTGCCGGAGCAGGAGTGATTTTAAACAAATTAAAAGAGCGTGGCACCCTGAGAAAGTACACGCCCTATCACTAATGACATAGGTAATAAAACCTATGTCTGGAGTATAGCAGACGAGGAGTGAAAAGTAAATGGAAAAAGCAAAATTAAAGTACATCGAAGAACAGTGTAACCAGATGCTTACCGGGTTATACAGACTGAGACACATTGATGAAGATGAAGGTCGCTTACAACTTTGCACTGTCATCATGGTAAGAAGCGGAATTGAAATTATCGCAGCAGCGTTAAAGCGACCAGTAAAAATTACGTGTGATAAAAACGTGTATTTAAAAGAAGTGACCTGCGCTGGAATACGTTTCAGTCAGATGGGATTTTATCCACGAATCAAATAAAATAATTAAATATATTCCACCGTCCTGTAGTCGGACGCTTACAGCAACTCATTGACTACTACGACACATAAACAGATACGTTTGTCAGAATATTTCTCCATTAAATAAATTTTACATACACAACAAGCGTCCGACTGCAGGGCGGTGGAAGTGGGAGCAGACATGGTAAAAATGATTGTCCTAAAGGACAGAGAAGAATGGTTACAGCACCGGAACCGAATCGGCGGATCAGATGCAGCGGCAATCGTTAACATGAATCCGTACCGTTCAAACATGGAACTGTGGCAGATCAAGACCGGTCAGCTGGAGCAGGAAGATATTTCCGACAAGCCTTATGTGAAATACGGGATAGAGGCGGAACCGCATTTACGAGCGTTGTTTCAACTGAATCATCCACAATATGAGATGCACTATGAAGAAAATAACATGTTCCTGAATGATAAGTATCCGTTCGGACATGCTTCGCTGGATGGCTGGCTAGTTGATGCGGATGGGCGCAAAGGTGTCTGGGAATGCAAGACCACCAATATTATGCAGTCCATGCAGAAAGAAAAGTGGAGAGACCGAATTCCGGACAATTACTACATACAGATATTACATTATCTGCTGATCACAGAGTTTGATTTTGTTGTATTGAATGCACAGCTGAAGTATGAATTTGATAACGAGGTTTATCTTCAGACACGCGATTATATGATTGAGAGATCAGAAGTACAGGAAGATATTAATTATCTGGAAGCCGAAGAAAGACGCTTCTGGCGACAGGTACAGGAAAGAAAAATGCCGGATTTGAAATTGCCGGAGATATAAAAAAGGAGAAAACAGCAATGGAATTAAAAATGAATGAGTATCAACTCCCGGAACAGATTTTGTTCAATTATGAGGAGTTAAAAGCAGAGTTGGCAGAAAAGGTACAGCACTATGAAACATTGGTGTATACCGATGATCAGATCAAGGAAGCAAAGGCAGATCGTGCAGCATTAAATAAATTGAAAAAGGCATTAAGTGATGAACGGATCCGCCGTGAGAAAGAATATATGAAGCCATTCGATGACTTTAAAAGCAAAATTAATGAGATTGTTGCAATCATCGACAAACCGGTTGCTGTTATCGATAAACAGATCAGAGAGTATGAGGATAAACGGCAGCAGGAGAAACTGGAAGAAATCAAAAAGCTGTGGTCCGAGATGGGAGTGCCGGATGGTCTGACACTGGATAAGGTGTTTAACGACCGGATGTTAAATACTTCTTTCAACATGAAGCATGTAAAACAGTGCTTTATTGATGCTATTGATCGTTTCAACCGTGATATGGCGGTACTTGTGAATTTGCCAGAATACAGTTTTGAAGCACAGCAGACATACATTTCCTCACTTGACCTGTCAAAAGCCATGAATGAAGCAAATAGACTTTCACGACTGGCAAAACAGAAAGCTGAATATGAGGCAGAGCAGGAAAGATTAAAAGCGGAGGAAGCAAAAAAAGCAGCACAGGCGGTTGCGCCGGATGTAAAAGAGGAACCTGTATCTGAAATGGGAAAAGCAATTTCTGGTATTGAAAGACAGGCATATGAGAAAGTCGTAAGTGTGGCTCCGACAAAGCAGTGGGTAACATTTCAGGCATTACTTTCCACAGAGGATGCATTGGCGCTGAAAGAGTTTTTTAATAGTAGAAATATTGAGTTTAAAGCAGTTTAGGAGGAAAAGTTATGGCAGTACAGAACAGTTTGACAAAATCAAGAAGTAACCAGCGTTTTGGGATTACGGCATATCTGACACAGGATGCAGTAAAACAGCAGATCAATAACGTCATTGGCGGTAAGGACGGACAGCGCTTTATTTCGGCAATTGTGTCCGCGGTAAATACAAATCCCGCATTGCAGGAGTGTACCAATCAGTCCATTCTCTCCGGGGCATTACTGGGGGAATCTCTGAAATTGTCACCGTCACCGCAGCTGGGACACTATTATCTGGTCCCGTTCAATGACAAGGAAAAAGGAAAGGTTGCAACTTTTCAGTTGGGATATAAAGGGTATATTCAATTGGCGATCCGTTCCGGCCAGTACAAAAAACTGAATGTTATGGCAATCAAAGAGGGAGAACTCGAATATTTTGATCCGTTGAATGAGGATATCAAGATCAGTCTTATGGTTGACAGTTGGGATAAACGAGAAGCCACACCAACCATTGGATATTATGCTTTCTTTGAACTGACCAACGGATTCCGCAAAGCAATCTACTGGAGTAGAAAACAGATGGAATCCCATGCGGTTAAATATTCGCCGGGATATAAGCGTGATCTGGATAAGGGAACAAAATATACTTTCTGGTCGAAGGATTTTGATGGAATGGCATATAAGACCATGCTGCGACAGTTGATCAGCAAATGGGGGATCATGTCGATTGAACTGCAGAATGCGATTGATTCAGATATGGCGGTCATTAATGAGGATGGAACCAAAGAGTATGTCGAAAATGATGATTCTGTGATTGATATGCCAGAACAGGTAGCAGATACACAGCCAGAACCAGTGCAGGAAGTACCAGTACAGCAACCAACAGATGCACAGGCAGCACTGTTTGGAAATAACTAAGAGAAAGGACAGAAAATCATGAACAAAGTAGGATTACAGGACATTGTAGGCGGACAGTTGCAAGAAAAGTTCAACCGTGCCTTTGAGAAGGTAGTGGAGAATCTACAGGATCCGAACACTTCTTTTAAGGTAAAACGTGGCATTGACATCAAACTTGGTTTTACCCAGAACGAAAACAGAGATGATGTGAAAGTATCAGTTGTTGTGTCTGAAAAGCTGGCACCACAGCAGGATATGAGCACCAGCTTTTACATTGGCAAAGATCTCCAGACGGGTGAAGTATTTGCAGAGGAATATGGCAAGCAGGTACGTGGTCAGATGAGTTTAAACGAAATTGCGCCGGTGGAGCAAACCGTTTCAGCAGAGGTTATTGATACTGAGACAGGTGAAATCCTTGAGGATGCGGGCACAGTTGTTGATTTTAGAAAGGCTGCACAATAAGCAGAAAAGGTGAGAAAGATGATTAAAGATGCAATTCAGTATATCGTGGATGAGTTGAGTCATGCAGAGGAGTACATGATTAATGGGAGTGAATATTCGGATAAGAAGTTATACCGGATTGATCCGTATTTTCCGAAAGCGGATGTGATCGGAATGAGCACACTGACAAGTCTTGTAGAATATATCAAAGCGAAAATCGATTCCATGGACGAACGAATGATCATTCATGTAAAAGATCCGGAGACAGTAGAGTTGTGTTCCTGCCTGGATGAGAACCGCGATCGTGAGCACATGGTGACAGTAAAAGCTATGGTGCCAGATTTTAATTTCAACCATTTTATGGATCAGGAGAAGTTTTGTATTAACCTGCAGTCAAAATTTATTGATGATCCAGATACGGACCGTGCACTGCTGCTTAAGTTTGCGGGTACGGTAGAAGCAGGTACAGTGGCTGAATATGGTGATGACGGTGTTACACAGAAAGCTACTGTAAAGACAGGCATTGCGTCAAAAGGAGATGCGATCGTACCTAATCCGGCGAAATTAAGACCATACCGAACTTTCCTTGAGGTAGAGCAGCCGGTGTCCGAATTTATTTTCAGAATGAAACAGGATAAATGCGAAGGCATTACATGTGCGATTTTTGAAGCAGATGGTGGTGCATGGAAGGTGGCAGCTATGAAATCCATTAAGGATTACTTACAGTTTGAATTAGAAGATTACAAAGAGCAGTTCACAGTGATCTCATAAGGTTGTAACGCCTGCCGGCAGGCAAAAGAAACAGTTCATGCATAAAAAACGTATATCACATATTTCTCCCAGTTGCGGTTGTGACTGGGAGAATAAAAAAGGCAGGAACGACATGGGAAAAATTAACAGCAAAGATAAAGGCGCCCGGTTTGAGAGGCAGCTTGCCGGTATATTTCGGGATTATGGCTATTCGGATGCAAGACGGACCGCGCAGTATTGTGGAAATACTGGAGATGCATCGGATGTAGTTGGACTTCCGGGAATCCATGTAGAAGCGAAGCATCAGGAGAAGATGCGATTGTATGACTGGGTAGAGCAGGCAAAACGGGATGCCACAGGTACCGGTGAAAAGCCGGTTGTATTTCATAAAAAGAATCATGCGGAAGTACTGGTAACGATGCGGCTTGATGATTTTATGGAGATTTATAGAGAATGGGAAGCAGGTAGAAAATAATGTCACGACCTTTAAAAGAGGGGTTGGACTATCTCACATTGGACTGTAACATGGATACTAATTTTAAATTGGTGGAAGCTGAGTATGGTTCAAAAGGGTTTGCTATAGTTGTCAGTCTCTGGCAGATGATCGTTGGAGAAAAAGGTTACTATAGTGAATGGAATGATGAAATAGCACTTCTGTTTGTGCGCGAAAGACGTCCGGACTGCGGTGTTAATTTAGTAAATGAAGTTGTAAAAGCTTGTATCAGAAGGGATATTTTTTCGGAAAAACTTTTTCAAAGATATCATATCCTTACATCCAGAGGATTACAGGAAAGATATTTGATAGCCACTTCACGCAGGAAAAATAGTGGGATCAGAAAAGAATATCTCTTACTTAAAGTCGCTTCAAAACGAGGCAATGATACAGAAACCCAAGTAAATGATAGCAAAAACTCCATTAATACAAACAATAATACACAAAGTAAAGTAAAGGAAAGTAAAGTAAAAGAAAGTAGAGTAGAGAGCGCACCCGCCCGCCAGCAATCTGATTCAGAATTATATGCCAGTTTGTGCTCAAAATATGGCAGATCCTTTGTCGATGAACGGGTAGAGCGTTCAAAGCAGTACAAAGGTACGAATATGCAGACTGTTGCCAAGTGGTGTGAGGAGGATTTCGGGAAGAAACCTGTACGTAAGCGGAATGGTTTTTGTAATTTTCGAGAGAGAGACAATGACTATGCAGAATTACAGAGACAATTAGTGCAGAAAAGTTTGCTTTCGAATGACAAGAAAGGGGGAGGCAAATGAACGATTTGACAATTTTTAACTCAAATGAGTTCGGAGAGATTCGGACTGTGACGATTGATGGCAAGCCGTATTTTGTGGCTGTTGATGTGGCTACTGCCTTAGGATATGCAACACCGAGAGATGCAATTTCCAGACATTGCAAGGGAGTCGTGAAACGCGACACCCCTACATCTAGTGGGATGCAACAGATGTCTTACATAAATGAGGGAGATTTGTACAGATTGATTATGAAATCAAAACTTCCATCTGCTGAGAAATTTGAAAGTTGGGTAGTGGATGAAGTTCTTCCGACAATTCGTAAAACGGGTAGCTACCAGATGCAGGCTCCGCAGGGAAAAGAACTGCTTGCACTGGCAGTATTGGAAGCACAGAAAACCATCGAAGCGCAAACTGCTGAGATTGAACGGATGAAACCGAAGGAAATTTTTGCGGATGCGGTGGCAGCTAGTCGTACATCTATTTTGATTGGAGATTTGGCGAAGCTGTTACGGCAGAACGGGGCAGAGACTGGTCAGAGGCGGTTATTTGATTGGTTACGGGAAAATGGATATCTGATTAAAAGAAAAGGATCTGATTGGAATATGCCAACGCAGAGAAGTATGGAACTTGGATTGTTTGAAGTGAAAGAAAGTACCGTGAATAATCCAGATGGTTCGGTCAGGACTAATCGCACAACCAAGGTGACAGGCAAAGGGCAGCAGTATTTTATCAATAAATTTATTGGAAAAAGCACCCGTGTGGCGCGGGGTTAGGAGAAAAGCAATGTTTAAGGTTGGAGAAAAATATAAAATTTACAGAAGTGGAGCAATAGAGCTTAAGGATAAGAAGTGGGTAAAGGCTGTGGTAGAGCATATCCCGGAACATGAGCGGTTTGTTCGTTTCCGGCTGCACTTTACAACCTGTTTTGGAGAACGTACCAGTTATATCGAATCATTTACCATGAATGAATTGACAGAGATGATGAAAAGCGGGGAACTGGTGAGAGCATGAATAATTGGATAGATATCAATGACAGACTTCCGGATCCGGGAGAATATGTTCTAGTATCGTTTGAAAATTTTACACTTCCGGATATTGGAAGATACGAAACAGACAGTGATGGATCCGGAGCATTTTATCCGGGAGATGAAGATGCAAGCTATGTATCGTTTGGAATATTTGTAAATGCCTGGATGCCACTGCCGAAAGTGTACAGGAGAGAGGAGTAATCATGCGAACAATAGTGGAAACGTCAAAAGGGTATGTGTTGATAGACACCTGCGATACAGCAGATCACGGTTTAGAAACAATGGTATTTCGGTGCACAGAAGATGGAGAGGTGAAGAACTGGAGCGATCTGGATACCAGACGATATGCAACAATTCCAGAAGCAATGAGAGGGCACTGGAACATGGTAGAGAAATGGAGGAACAAATGATTATCAAATCTGTAAAATTAGAGAACTGGGCGAAGAACCAGAAACGTGTAACTAATGGAAGAATAAGAAAAGAGTTTAACGTCAATGAGGAACGCGCACAGGTATATTACGATTATCTGAAGAGCACAGGCATTGTTGGCAGTATGGGGTATGTGAATCATGAAAAATACTGATGAACAGTTACGGCAGGAAGTGGCAGAGATCCGGCGGTTTGTGGATGGGGATTCCAGAGATGTGGCA